AGCGTTCGGCCAGTGAACCCGCGCCGTGCCGTTGATGTTGAGCGAGCCGATCTCCAGCACGCTGATTGGATCGGTGTTGCTGTATCGCTCAAGCCACTCAGCCGCTTCGCTGTGCATTCGCGTTCTCCTGCAGGACGTACTTAATGTGTGGGCTTCGGTGCTCGTGATAGTTGCCACTCGGAACGCCGGATGGTTCACAGGCTCGAACAATTGCCCGGAGATTACAGCCGAATCGGTCCGCGTCGATTCGCTTCAGGAGTTTGCGACGGTATCGGGGCAAGGTCGATGTTGCCGCGTCCCCATGCCTAACCCAGATCCAGCCTGGGGACTCGCTGACAATGCGACTGGGCCACGTCGTCGGGATCTCCCAGTGCCGAATCTGATGAGGGTCTTCGTTTGCGTCCGTGCACAGCGTTGGAAACTGATTGCCTGGGTGTCGCAACAGGTGGATTTGTTGGCGCCAAAATGTGTAGCCGGCCGGCCACAGCAACGCCTCCCGTGCCTGCCGTGCGGTTGCCTGAATCGACTCGCAAAAATCGATGGCCAGCACGTCGTCGTCGTCCATTCTCGAAACTAACTTCCAGCCTGCCGGCAGCTCCCAATTCTCTTTGTACAGCCGCCATTCTGGCCGTTCAATAAACCGCACTTCGCAGCCCGTTGAAAGAAACATTTCGCGCCGTGCGTCAATGTGGACATCGTCGGGGCAGACAGCCACGTGGACAATGGGTTTCAGTCGCTGCGTCCGCAATGCCACCTCGCAGGTATGCCGCGTTATCTCCAGCCGCCTTGCTGACAGGTCTGCCCGATCCGGCGGATACGCAGACTGAATGATCATGATATGTCGCATCACTTGCCCTTCGCCTCCACAACTGCTCGGTGTGTGTGCCGCGGTCTGCGCTTCACAGGTCGCCGCTGGTTGCCTCGATTCACTCGCTTGAACTCCGGTCGGTAGCCACTCGTGATTGTCTCGCCTTGTGCTGGCTGCGGCAAGCGGTCTTCGAGGAATCGTCGCATCGCTGGAGTCCAGCACTGGGCAAGGTGATTCATCACTGACGCCCCGGTGGTTGCTCGCTCGATGTCCTGAGGGTTGCGAGCGTCGCTCAGGCGGGCGAAGAACGGCCGCGTGCCCCAAGGCTTTTGCCGGTATTCATTGCCATAGAGAACCTCCCAGAGCATTGTGTTTTGCTTCAATTGGTACACGTCGAACAGGTCGCGCAGTTTCTGCTTTTCAACCGTATGCGGCAGATGTGTGGCGAAGTCGTATTGAGTTTTGCCGCGTCCTGCCAGCGCTCGCATCGTGTTTGTCTTGCGACGCTGCCAACTATTGCCCCGGGACTCATGCCACCGCCACGCTCGCGGGGTGTCGAGGTCGTCCCATGTCACGGGCTTCAGCAAGTACACGTCATCCATCATCCACACGAATTCACTGTCGATCTGCGGATGAGTCGCCATCGTCCACATTTTGTTCAGCATGTCCCTATATGGTCGATTGCTGTGATTTGGGCCGATTCGTGGGCAGCTGGTAACGTGGCCACGGAACCACTCGGGACGGTCCCCAACGATCGTGATTTTCGCCGTGCCGCGGTAGTTGGTTTCAACGCTTCGAATTGAGAACCGCAGTTCATCGCCATTTGCGCCGCCAGCCCAGTAGGGCCAGACGAATTGGGTGGCTGTGTCTCTGGCTTTAAACGTGCCGCAGCCACCACAGGATCGAGGTTGCGGGGTGTATTCGCCGCGGTGATATTTGGTCACCTGCAGGCGTTCGGTTTGCGCGAAAAAGTCAGGCTGCCGGGCAAATGGACAATAGCCGCACAGTTCCACAGGAACCGTGCCGCCGTGCATGAGGTCTTTCACGTTTGTGCACCGGCAGGAATCGCCTTCAATTTTGCCGCGGTAGATACACGATTTCATGCTGGCACCGGGGTTGCTGTGACGTACTCAGGCAGCCCTGAATCAATCATGGAAAAACTGTCTTGATCGCATGGGCTGCCAAACGGAACACCGCCGCGGGTGTACGATCCCACCCAAATTGCGGGCTGATTGTTGATTGCCCACACTGCCCGGAATCGCTGCTGTTGCAGGCATGGGATTTTCTCAAGCGGCTCTGTGACGGGGCTGCCGTTAGCGTCCACGCGAACATATAAAGCCTGCTTGACGGTCACGACCGGCGCAAGAATTGGGTTTAGGTCGCCCTCTTCGTAGTACACGCTCAGCTCCACTCGCGGTCTGCCGCTTGTAAGCGTGAACATTCTGAGGACCACTCGAGCGCCGGTGCCATCCTGACAGTTTGCAATCACCCCAAATGGTGGCAGCGGTACGCGCTTTTTCATTTTCTCGTTACTGGACCAGACACACTCGCCTGTTGGTGCAGGTCTGGCATAAAGCCGATATTTTTTCTGGCTGCTGTATATGCTGCAGCATGGCCGCGGGGGAAACGGTTTGACAGCTTTTCCGCCATACGCCCACTCGAATTCGTAGACTTGCGGGGCTGTTCCAAACATACACACGGGGCACGACACCACAGCCGTAGGCGGATCAGGTGCCGCAGGATCTCCGCTGCTGTAACTCAGCAGGCTGCCCTGTAGACTGCTAGGTGTCTGGCTGGGCGGAACCTCGCTGACCGACCCTCTTTCGCAGTGACAGCCACACCAAAGGAACATGCTGTCACCTCACGGAGGGGATGGAAAGCCAGGCGGTTGATTTTCGAGCAGGCTATCGACTGCACTGCCGCCAGCACTGGGAACCGAGTCGCTGCCCGCGATGCAGTCTGCCGCGTATGGTTGCCACTCGCCTTCAATCCACTCAATCTTGATCAGCGTCCCCGAGTCCAAGCTGATATTTTCAAACGGATTCCACACCGTCAAGCGTCGCGTCGTGATGTAAAAATCCCCGCTGGCGGTTCGCTGAACTACGGCGACCGTCGCCGCGCTGCGGTCCGTTTTCCAGTCAACGGCAGCATATAGATCCTCCAGCAACACCGCGAGCAAATGTCGTCGCGGCGTTCCGCCTTGCAACACCTTCATCACTCGTCGGACGTTTGGCTGCTGCCTCACTGCGCCACCCCGCGATCCACTATGAGCACCGTTGAGGGTCCACCGTTGTCGCTGCTTTCGAATCGCCTCTCGACAATCTGCACGTAACGATTTTGTGACGCTCCGGTCGGGGCAGCATTCAGCGAAATTTCACGGCCTGCAATTTTGGTGATCAGGTCTCCGATCTTGTATTCAGTATGCCAGCCAGGCAAACGGAATTCACAGGAGACGTCCGCAAAGTGGTTTTGGTTGCGTATGGCTTCGGCCTGCACGCTGATCAGCGACGTGTCATCTACGGTGAATGAATGCGGGTAGTTGGTTGCGTCGTAACGAGTGGCAAACGGTCCTGTTGTTTGGCGGGTTGCCTTGCGGTATTTGTCTGGCTGGACCAACACCTGCACAAACTCGCGTGCGTTCACGCAGTCGGCTGTTACCTGCGTGGCTATGTCTGCGATGCGGTGATCGCTTGCAATTGTGCCTGTGAGCCTAAGTCGGGCTGCGGCCTTTGCCTCATACAGCTCTGAAGGAATTTCGTGCCCGTCGAACAATACACCGATCTGATCTGGCAGCAACTGAAAAGACCAGTCCGGCTCCGCTGGCTTCCACGTCGCTCCGCTGTCCGTCGAGTATTCCAGCAAATGCGGCAGCGGCTGAATGCGGCCTGTGCTGATGTCCTTTGCTCCGGTAATCGGCGGCTCCATCACGCGATGCCGAATCGCTTGCGGTACGTTAAACACACCGCCGCTGGTGTACCCTGTCACCGCACTGGATAACGTGCCAAAGTATGGTATCTTGACCGTGCCGCCCGGCCGCGGGTTGCTTGGTGTGATGTCGAGGTCGGCTCCCTCATTTGCGATCCACAAACGCCAAACGTCCTCATTGTTCGTGTATTGATCTCCGTCTTTTTGGACCGTCCACGCGTCGATATTGTCCTTCAGTTCGTCCCAGCCAGCGAACAGCGGAACCGTCACCTCTCGCCGGTCGTAGTCGCCGAAAATGAGCACCTCATTAAACGAATCCGCAATTGCGTTTTCCACGCTCAACTGATTGCAATTGCTGTTTGCTAAATTGAGCGTAGCGCCCACGGCCTGCAGCTTCAATTCCTTTTGTGTGCCAGTGCCGATCTGGAAGATTTTAATGATCGGCTTTGCCGCTCGATCGTAATCCACGTACCAGTTGTAGCCAAGCGGAATCAGCAGCAGGTCAAGAGCCTGAGGAAGATACGTGCCGATCGGAATTCGCAGATCCCGCACCTGGGGGCCAGTGATCAGCGAGTCATTGACAAGCGTGATGCTCGCAGCGTCTGGCGTCTCGATGAACCGCGCTCTGTTGCTGTGTCCGTAGTCCCATGCTAAATCCCACAACAGATAGGCCAGTGCCTGTCTCAGCGTCCACAGGTTGCGCGTTTCGTTTGTCTGTGTCATCGCCAACGTGCTATCCAACGCCTCCGGGTGCGTAAAATAGTACGCTGTGCGCGATGCTGACACGCTGGCGGGAATCGTGATATCCGATCGGTTGCCTAACAGTCGCCCATCAATGATCGGATTGAAAACGATATCATCCCTGAGCCAGCCCTCTGCTGTTGAGGGGTTGTCCAGGAAGGCTGGAGCCGACAGCATAAACGTGCCCGTCAGTGGGCCGCCGAAATGATACGGGCGCAGCTGAATTTGTGCGATCAGTGAGTCACCCTGCATTTGCACGTCAGCCTTTTCCGTGACGTAATCGCCGCGAGCAATTTTGATTTCCGGAGACGATGGAAGGCGAACGTCTACCATTCGAGCGAAGTTTGCGGGCTGCGTGCGATTCTGCAAAGGCGCGGAAAGATTGTATCTCAGTTCCGCGTAGTCAAGCCGACTGCCACTGGCAGACTGCACCACACGCTCACACCACACGCCCGAGAATGCCGCTGGGCTGCTATCCGGAGGCGCAGCACCACTACTGTCGCCAAGGTAAACCTTCAGCGCCGGATACACATACGCCAGTTGCCCCGATGTGTTGACCGCGTCGGTGCTCATTTTGTGGCGTCATTACCTGTCGTCTGCTTGCCTGCGTTGCCAAATCCCGGCTGCTGCAGTGTCTGCAGGATTCGCTGGCGGTATTCGTCAAGGGTTTCCGTGCCGCTCGGATCAAACCCTTTGTCGATATCCTGTGCATCTACGCTCTCTGCCGCCATTTCAATCGCCCTCTCAAATTCCAACCGTTGATGCCTGAGCCATCCAACCACGGATCCTCTTCGGGCGTGAAGCCCTCGAACGTGCAGTTCGTGAATGTAACCGAGTTTGCGCCGATTGTCATCGTCACTGTTCCAGCTTCGCCGATGTTTTGCTGCAGCGTACTCACTGCAGCTTGCAACAGCGAGTGACTGCCGTGGCCGGTGAATTGCAGCCACGCCGATATTTCACGGCCGCGAGCGCCACCGAGCAGATGATATTCGCCGACCGTGCCAAAAAACGACTGCGTCGCACGTGCGTATTCCCACGGTCCGACTTGCATCGTGCCGTGTAGATTACTGCCGGTCGTCAGTGTGGTCATCGAAATTGTCATGGTGCTGTAGCCGCTGGCAAGGGTGCTTCTTTCGGCCGCGCTGCTGGAGCCTGGACATTCACACGCAGCACGCCCGGAGGTTGCTGGCGTTCGGCTTCCCGTCGATCGCGCTCAAGTTTCTGGATTGCGTCAATCGCGGCCGCTAATCGGTTGCCTGTGTCCAGTGATGTCTGCCCGCCAAATGGTACGTTCTGTTGCAGCATTCGTAGTTCTTCGATCGTTGCTTTTGCCACAGATTCGCCGGTGCCCTGCCGCAGTTCTACCATTGATCTCGCAAGCAACTTGCGGGCCGCGTCAAAACCTGACAACTCCACCTCTGATAGCGCCTTGTCCATCACGTCGAACATTTGCCCCTCGAAGGATCGCTGAGGCTCACGAAGCGTTGCCACTGTGCGTTCGGCTTCCGCGCGTCGCGTGGTTGTGAGCAGCGGGGTAGCTTCTGTTGTCTGCTTTTTCAGCGCCTCAAACGCCGGGGCCGCGTCTGCAAGCGGTGTAACCGCTGCCTCTGCCTTTTTTAGCAGTGCCATCGCGGTCGCCTGCTGCTCGATGATTTGCTGAATGGCGACTTTACCAATTGACTCCCGTTGCGTTTCAAGGAACTGCTGCCCGATCGCCGGGACGTCCGCCATCATTTGCATTCGCTCATCAAAGCTGCGCAGCTTATTGAACGCTTCGATCTGCGGTTCTGTCACCCGGGCAATCGAGTTGTCTTCCAGCTTAACCTCTCGCTGCGGCGTGAATGTACCAAGTCGAGTGAACAGCATGCGCATCGTGGTTGCCGTGTTTGCCATCGTCGGGTCGCTCAGGATGGTCGATATCGTGCCAGCCAGCTCCAGCGCTCGCTCTGTGCTGACTGCGTTTTGTCGCGGCATGTCGGCTGCTGCTGCAGCCAAGCCTGGCCCAATGTTGGTAACGAAGTCGCGGATATTGACACCGCGACTTTCAGATTGCGTCTGAAGTAACTGACCAAGTGCGGCCTTAAAGTCCGTGGTTTTCCCGGCGCGTGCGACGTCGAGCGCACCACCAATCAGTGGCAAGGCTTCCTCGACGTTTCCGGCCGTCAGTGTAATGGCCGCTTCCGCCACCGATAACGCCTGTGCAAGGTCTGTTGCTCCTGCCGATATTGCCTGCGCCATCGCAGTGACTATTTTGCCCGGATCCGCTCCGAGTTGAGGCGCTGCCTGCAGTGCCATTTCCCGCGTCTGCATGACTGCTTGTGGGCCTTGTGCCATGAGATTTGGCGCCGCCTCCGTCAATGCCTCCTCAAATGTGCGCGCCGTCCCTGCTGCTGCAATCTTGATTTCTCGCACGCGATTTAGTTCGTTTACGACTGCGCTCACGGCCTGCTGCAGTCCAACGAATCCAGCGGCGAACGAAGTCAGCTTAGTCATGCCTGCGTTTAGCGCCGCGGTCATCCCGCTGGGAGCCTGCTGAAGTGACGTGCGAGCCTGTGCCAAACTTGTGCGAAGGCCATCGACTTTGGCCTTTTGCGCTGCAAACGCAGCCGTCCCCACGGTCAGTTTATTCAACGCGGCTTCCGCCTGTTTCAGCTCAGCTTCCATGTGGTTGAACGAACCAGCCGCAGCCTCTGCCGCCTTCTCTGAAGTCTTGCCGATCTTGTCAAGTTTCGCATCTTGCTTGTCCAGTCGCGTGTCGATCTTGTCCAGAATCTGTATCATTCTGGTAGACGTTGCGATCCACTCAACCTCAATTCGCTCGTCAGCCATGTTGCTTCCTCTGCAGTCCGAGCGTAGTCAGGAAAATGTCAAGCAGTTTTTCTTTGCCCACCCACAAGTCAAGTACCACCGCAATTTCCGGCGTGATGCGGTAGTTCACCTGCAGCAGTTTGAGCAACCAATTGACCTGCGCGGAAGGATCAACAGAAAAAACGATTTGCCTCATTCCAAATTCTTCGAGGTACGTTTGGCGGAGCGTTGCTGCCTCATCCACCATCCATGCAAATTGCCGGACAACCTCCCACCGCATCGAGCCGTCATCGCTGTACATTGCTCGACTGTCCACAGTGTCAGGGGTTGGCAACTTCCATCGCTGACTGCCAAGTTCGATCAGCGGTCCAGCCTGCGTATAACGCCTGCGCAGTTCGCCTTCCTGCGGTGGCTTGTCACGCCAAACGCCAACGCTGTAGAGTGGGCCGCTATCGCCCTTAACAATGCCCGGGAACCAGTCCTGTGCGGTTGCGTCAAAGTGCATTAGCGGGGCTTGTGGCGACAGCCAGCCGACCATCAATCCGGTGGTTTCACGCGGTCCCGGATGAACCGGCAGGAGATCGTGCCCACCGAGCAAATGAGACAGCCCAGCCAGGCGACAGCGGCTTTCAAGATCCTGCGGTGTGCAGTTCGGAAAATGAACAAGAAAGTGCATGGGACCCCATCATGGAATGGCAACAGTGGTCGAGCTGGTTAAGGTCTTGCCGTGAAGCGTGATGACTGCCGAGCCGTCGTCGTTATTGCTGATGCTGACGTTGCCTGTGTCAGACAATCCAGCAGCAAAAGTGAATCGGATGTTATCGCTGCCGACGCTGTAAACCCCACTGTCTGCACGCCTGCGCAGATAGGCATTTGCCGAGGTCATCGCGGTCCAATCACCAACCGTTCCGGCAACTGCTGCGAAGTCGTTAACGGTGATTTCGATGGTCGGCATGATCGCCTTAATCATTGCCCGCGTTGGCCACACCGCTCCAGATCCGAGCGGAGGTTTTTCGACTTCAAGCCCGGGAGTTACTCGCACGGATTGCACACCGGCAATCAGTGTGCCATTGATGTAAACAGGCCCCAGCGCAAATTCTGCATTAAACGACTGCCCACCCAGTGCTTGCCCGGTGGCGTCGTCTGCGCCTTTCGTCACGCCGTCGACAGATAGCCAGTGAAGGTCGCACTGACAGGTCGCGAAATCGCCATCCTGTGTCGCCTCAATGAGCGTCGGCACGAGAAAAGCATTTGCCCCTTGAATTGCGTCGTGGTTACTTCCAGCGGCAAACGTGCCACCGTTTGCACGGGCTTTCAATGCGAGCGTGATCGTACTGCTTGCAGCCAGTGATCCGGCCGAAATGAACGCCCCGCCATTCAATGCCAGCAAGCCTGCGAGGTCGCCACTGGTGAGCTGTGCGACTTCACCGGCAGCCTTGCCTGATACCTGCGAAATGGTCGCACCGCCGGACGTCATTGCCTTCCGGTGCTCCTGATTTGTCCGGTGATCGGCCGCAGTGATTTGCCGAATCGTGGCAGCACCAAAAATAAAATCCGCAAGAGTGAAAACAGCCATGACTTACTTTGCCTTTCGATTGCGTTTGCGTTTGTATTCGGGGCTGGCGGCCCCCTTTTTGTACATGCGAGCCATCGTCATGCGGTCCTCACGAATCTCGCTTTTTGTCACCGTTGAAATTTCGTCTTTTTGCCACTTCGCCAATCGCCGGTTTCGCTTCGCTGACACTTTTGCCCGCTGCTTCGGCGTCATCTTTTCAAACTCATCCTGCGGGATGAATTTATTCAATCGGCTTCGCATTACCAACCGTGAACCGTGCTGCGTTGCGGTCACTTTCTTTCGCAGGTTTCTGTAGAGCGTTCCAGTGCGATAGTTTGGCCGCTTGTGGCCGAATTTCTTTTGCTTCCACTTGTTGTATTTTGCCTTACGGGGGCGTGCCCCGTAAAGCTGATAGGCTCGTTCCTCAAAGTGCCACTTGATCCGCCTGTCTGCGTGTGATTGTGCGATCGTCCGATTGATTTCCCGCATTAGCTTTGCGTGCATTCGCGCGGTCAGATTCGCCCTCGTGACTTGCAGTTCAAGCTTTAGCATTAAACTACCTCAACCACCAGTCCCAATTGGAGCATCCAATCCGTCCGCCCGTCGTTGTCGTCTGGATCAATCGGCCCTGGCCGCACGGGCATGGTTATATTCCGCAGCATCAGCTGCCCACTGCCATTCACCGCGCCATTGATGTCCGCAAGCAGTGCCGAGACCTGTTGCCAAACCCATGAAAACTGTGTTGCGTAATCCGCGATTTTGTCCTCTGGCACGGCGATTTCAAAACGCGCCTCAACAGTCACGCGGCCACGGGCTGTACTCTGCCAGTCAAAATTCGCCGGGTCAATATCCAGCCAGCAAATGGGAGCCAGCGACTCCTCCGGTGCCGCGATAACGCCGCCAAGGTAGATTCGTTCTGATGCCTCTGCTGACGTGGTCACACCGCAGATCAACTGCCACGCAGCGAGTCCGGACAGCATCGCGCGAGCGTTTGTCAGTAGTCCAATCACGTCGAGTCGAGCCATCACAAATCCCCTGTCCGCAGAGTTTTTCCACCCCGCATCTCGGGAATGGTCTGCGTGATGCTGACCACCACAGTTCCATCCTGCTTTTGACTGACCGCCTCAACCTGAACAAGGTCCGCGCCGATCCGGAACGCATCATGCACCGTCACGGTCGCGGAGCTGCTCAAAATAATTTCGCCACGGCGTCGAGTGCCGCGGCCACGCTCTTCGGTTGGTTCTGTCGGGAACCACGTCACGACGCCTGTCAAAATCTGCTGCTCTGACTCATTGCCGTTAACGTACCGCCGCACCTGGATCGCGAAATCGTCGAGGTCCAGAAACACGTCGGTAACATCGCTGGCAATGAGGTCACGCAGAGACATGCTCAGACACCGTAGGCGTAGTTGTAGGCGATTTCGACAAGGGCAATCGTAACCGACGGGGTGCCGGTGCCGCTGGCCTTCTGGAGAGTGACGTAAGGCTGCACGTTCTGGCCGGCGGCAACTGCGGACAGGTTGAACGTGGTGCCAGCAGCCACGCGCTCGCCTTCGATGTAAAACCGAACGTCATTCAGGCCGTTCGTAAAGTCGATCAGGAAAGTTTTGTAGACACCGGCCAGCGTGTATCCGGTGGCCTTGTCATCATTGTCAGTGGTGGCGTCGTCGGTTTCAGCAACAACTGCAGTGAGTGAGGCGCTGCCCTGCATCCGGAACCACGCGTTGACAGCCACGCTGTCAGGCGTTGCGTTGCGAGCGGACGCAAGACCGAAGCAGAGGGTAGTCACAGAGTCGATGCCGGACACCTGAGCGACAAATTTCGCGTACTTGATGTTGCGAATGTCAAAGGCCAGCACGTCGTTATGAAAGAGGGTAACTTCTTCCGCTTCGCTGGTTGCGGCCAGCGTCAATTTTGCTGCGCCGCCGTCTTCAGTAATCGCCAGATAGGTCGGACCACCGGCCGCGCTGGTGTCGCTGACCGTCCATCCGTTCATGCCGGGCGTTGCGGAAAATTCCTGCGCGCGGTCGAACAGGTCCTGCCAAACTTTGGTTCCACGAGTGACCATTTGAGAGCCTTTCTGATGCCCCTATTCGGGGACTGTGCTATTCGCCGATCAGTTCGGCAAAATCGGGGGCGACACAGCGTCGCCCCCGCGTTCGTCAGCCGCTGCCCAATCAGGCTCCAGCGTGCTTCTGGATGCCGCGATGGTTCAGGGCCTTTGCCCCGAACGTCTGCAGCACGTAATAGGTAATAGACAGATTGTGTTCGTCTGGCACCGTGCGAATCTGCGGCGTCTCCTGACCCTGCAGGAACGTCACTTCGACGGTGTCAATTCGACGAGGCTCGGCAAACAAATACCAGGCGGTGGCACTGTTGGCGTCCAGCAGTGGCTCGACAATCAGCTGCAGATTGCGGTTGATGTTTGCCACGCCGCTTTGAGATGCGTAGGGGTCCGCGGTTGACTGCAGCAGCGTGAGGATGGTTGCACGCAGAGCAGCAGGAACGCAGATGTATGCTGGCATGAGCCCGAGGATGTCAGGCCCCTGCTCGCCCTCTGGTGTGTTTTCGCCGCGCATCGTCATCATGTTTTGCGTCAGCAAATTGATGGCGGTGGTGTAGTTGGAGACAGAGCCGGTCTCCAGATTTTTCTGTTTTCTGACGCCGCTGGCCGCAGAAAACAGAGCGATCCCGTCACTCATCAGCGGATTGCTCGTGATCTGCGACCACGCCACAGCGTTGACTGTGCGGGCTGCAGCATCACCGAGACCCAGCGGGACGCGGGTGAGGGCGTCCATGTCGTCGTTGACGATCAGCTTGTAACTGAAGTCGATGCCTTCACTGTAGCATTCCACAGCGTAGGATTCTTTGGCGTCTGCAAACGAGACGCGATTCGGCCGATCCACGTCGTTCCACGCAGGCAGGTTTGGAATGCCGCCATGCCTCAAGCGATGAATCGTCTTGAAGTCGGCCACACTCAGCCCCTGGCGCATTGGGCCGCGCCACGTTGCCGGCACTTCGGTGTAACCAATCATCATGGACTTATTGATCGCGTCGAGCGTCAGATTGGCAAAGTTGCCCGTCGTGTGGTACGGGGTTACTGAACGGCCGGACAGGCCCGCCTTGTCGGGGCCAAACATTGCCGCCTGAGCGATCTTTTCACGGGACAGGCCGAACGTCGAAACACCCATGCCACGCACGTACTCGGTTGCCATGTCCATCAAGGTAGCATGAGCGAACGGGGCTGCGGCTTTGCGTTCGGCGTCGGTCGTGTGCTTTTCAATCTTGCTGTGGTCGCCGTTTGCGGCAAAGCGGACAGCGTTTACGATCATGGCTGCGCGGAGATCGCCACTGAGTCGCTCCTGTCCGGTCTTGCCAATACTGACCGTGCTGCCGAATGGAATCGAGGCGGATCGTTCAGCCTTCGCCTTCTTCAGGTGTTCGCGGACGGCTGCCACGTCGCCAAGGTTGCGGACGGCGTCAAACTCGTCAGCCATGTCGGCCAGTTCGCACAGGCCACGGGCTTCAGCTTCAAATGCCGTGCGTGCCTGGTGCTGTGCCTCGATCGCCTTGCGGGTGCCGTCAGCGATCATGCGAGCGACGTCGTCAGCGGTGAGAGCTGGCGGAGCGTGCACAATCTCAGCCGCTGACGCACGGATTACGTCTGTCTGAGCAGGAGATGGGCCGGCCAGTTTGCTGGCGTTGTCCACAAGCCACCGCTGGGCCTGCTCGTCAGAGAAGTCGGCTGGCATGCCACGCGACACCAGCAAAGCGCGAAGTTCCTGATTCATCTCAAAATCCTCTTGCGAAAACCTGACCGCTGCCGGGTCGAGCCCTCGCAGCTTTGCCTGAGCGTCTGCACCGATGGGAGTCAACGAGACTTCCCGCAGCCGCCACTTCGTCACGACGTTTACCGGCCCAGTGAATTCACGGCCGGAAATTGTTTTGGTTTGCCCTTCGGCAATGTATGTTCGTTTCAGAACGTCATAGCCGACCGACACGTCCGTGATGTGTCCTTCCCGAACGCCTGCCATCGCGTCTTCAGCCTGAGCAGCCTTCGAGAACATCAGGGTCGCGGTGATGTTGCCATCGCCTACGGTGATGTTTCGGGCGCTGCCCAACTGGTCTTTAATGCTGGATCGGTTGTGCGAGTCCAAAAATGGGATCTGCCGACTCTTTGGAAACTCTGCACCACGGGCCAGCAATACCTCCGGCACCATCTCACCGCGGGACCAGTCCGGCATGAGCACGGGAGCCTCAGTGCTGATGACTGCCTCGACGCTGCGTTCGTCTTCGCGGAATGACTTTGCGCGGACTTCGAGCGAGCGAAAACCGGGGTCTGCCATCGGTCTTGCAAGTGCCTGTGATTGCTTAGACATCGACTGTTTCCTCCTCGTTTTCGTCGGCTGTCTCGCTGCCGACGTCTTCCATTTGTTCAATCGTGGCCATCGCCGTGAGTGCCTGCGGATCAACGCCGAGGATGTTGTTGACCACAACTTCCGGGATGCCTTGAGCTGCTGCGACTTCCCGCATTTCGGCGATGTTGTCGATGACAGTTCGCCAATTCACGTTCTGTTTTGCACACTCCATTTGCAGCGAACTGAGGCCGCCTTTGATTCGTAGTGAAGCCGCTTTGGCGTCGTCTGTTGGATTGATTGAAAGAGCAACCGGGCCTTGCCAGTTTGCAGCCGAAAACCGCCCTGGGCTGGCTTGAAACTCAGCCGCCGAAACAATGCCGTCGAAGAATCCAGCCAACACCGCTTCACGAATGAGCGTCTCGTAAATTGGCTGGCAAAAAGAAGAAGCAAACCATTCCTGAACGTCATGCAACTCCGGCCAGGCGTCGTTATCCGCCGATCGCTCCGAGCTGAATGAGCTGTTGCGATAGTCGCCGGTGATCGTCGAAGACTTCACACCCGGCATTGCTCCGGCTGTTTGCCGCTGCAGATGCTGAACGAAGCCCTCTGGATTCATGTTTGGTTGATTCGGCGAATGCAGTTCAAACTTTCCATCCTTGCCCGTGTTGATCAGCATAGCGGGCTGGATCTTGGTGATCGTGTTGCCGTCCGCGTCGGTGAGGTCCGAGCCGTCCGCCGATGTGTGGACTGGCGTTGCAGACTGTGAAAGCCCCACGCGAGTTGCCCCAGTGGGCTTGCTGTATGATCCAACGAAGCAAGCGGCCATTGCCGAGGCTTTGAGGACGTTGTAATTGAGGTCACTGGTGTCCCGCATGTTGATAAGTGCGGCAGCAAACCACGGCAATCCGCGAAGCTGGTCGATGTCATCCTCAATGAACAGGTGCCCGATTTCTGCGATGCCGAATCGATTCACGGCGCCCGTCTGATTGGCCGATGCGTAGGGCGGCTGAACGCGAATGTGATAGGCCACACGCTCGCCGAGCTCGGTCAATTCCACGCCACGGAAAACAGTGTTACCTTCGGTGACTGCTTCGGCCACCAGTTCCGATTCGTCAGCCAGTCTGCAAGTGTCGATCAGTTGCAGGGCAACTGGCACGGGTAGATCATGCGCCTGCTGTTTTTGCTCGCTGATCGGCTGCAGCCGGTAAAGGATGTCGCCACTGAGAATGACATTGCGCAGGGCCAGCTTCTGCAGTCCCGCAAACGTCTGACCACCCTTGCCTGGCAAACCGCGAAGGTCGAAGCCGGATTGAATCCGCGCCCACAACTCCTGTGCCTTTTCGCGGAAGGCGATGTTGGCTGTTCCGTCAGCGTTCATTGCCAAGGATTCGGGCTGCATTCCGTGGCGCCCGATGGTCTTCGCAACGATTGTGCGAACTACTTTGCGTGCGTTGGGATTGTCGCGGTACAACTGCCACGAATCCGCACGCAGGCTTTGCGCTCGTGACGTGTCAACGTCGTTTTCCCGCCAGACGATCCGGTTTCGGGCGTTGAGTCTGTGGCGATTTGCAGCCGCGTATGGGCCGTTCGGCGTGCCGATCAATTGATTGATCTGTTGCAGGCTTGCCCGAGCCGCCGCACGCCTAACGCCAGCCTCGGGGCTGAAAAATCCAATCACGCGGTCAAGGATGTTCACAGCGATGGCTCCCCAAGCGAAAGAAGGGTAGCCATGCCGCCGCTGCTGGTACTGCCAGCGCTGATCTCGTCTTTGAGTTGTTGACGAAGTTCGCGGAGGTCGCGCAGCTGCGCCATCTGCTTCCTGCGTCCGGCGACGGTATAATCCTGCGCAGTCAGGCAGTTCAAAATTGCCTGCTCAGTTGCGTCTAAAAGTTCTTGTGATGATGCCATGCCGCCAATTGTGCGGCAGTGCGCGCCAAATTACATACCAGCTTTACCAGTGGTCACCGCTGCCCGTCGAGACTCACAACACGATGCTGAATCACGATGGTCTCAAGTTGCACACGAACGGTCCACGTGTGACCGCACGGCCCCAGCCCGGGCTTCGCCGACTTGCAGCAGCGGTAATATCTGGTCTTGCCCTGCGTTGAATACGCCAGCCCGTAGCCGCCGCGGCCTTCCCAGCAAATGGGACAGCGGCGGTGGATCTCAATTTCCTCGCCCTGCGTGGTCGGTGGAAGGTCGATTGCTGGCCGCTGGGGTTGCGGTTGCGGGGTTGCGGCTGCTGGCCGCTGCTTCGATGGCTTATTCAATCCAAGGCCTCCCGTCGCTTCGTGTCTCGCCTGCATTGACTACGGTCCTTTGCGTTTTGATTTCTGATCGTGCGGGAAACCCGCCGTTTTCCTCTGCGTAGCATACCGCCAAGGCCAGCCCGTAGCGAATCGCGTCGCGAAAGTCGTTTGGGGCGTTTTCGTTTTTTTTCACCCACAGCAGTTTGGCGTTGCCGCGGGTGTCCACTTTGTCGCCAAGCGTGGCGTTGCACAGTTGTTCGAGGAATTCCATGTCTCGATCCGCCCCAGCGCAGATGCTCAGGCTTTCGGGATCCGATGGCGTGCGGTCGTCCAAACGGGCTTGCAGGTCCGTCTCCCAGAAGTCTGTGGCCACCGTCAGCAGCGTTTGCCCCGCGTGGTCGCCTTCCTGCACCGAAGACAGCCGGTAAGGCTTGCCGCCGAGGTCGTGATTGGCGCCTTTGATAGCGAGAAAGCCATCGTGACGATTGGCGAAATCGTAGGTCGCCTTAGTATCCCAGCCGGAGTCTGCCGCTGCAGCATGTGGTCGCATGGAGTTGCCGCCGTCCTCGTGCTCGTAAGCCCGGCAAATTATCGTCTGCCAGATTTCGTCGAGCGTTTGCGTCAGCCCGTAATCTACGACATGAGACCGCCAGTCCGCGCCATGAGCCATGACAACCCAGAGCCGGTAGCCACCCTCTGCCGCCTGCTGGTCGATGGTCACAGTGAGCAGCCGCCCCCAGACTGGCACAATGCCGCGGGCTAACTGCGTTTTCAGTCGTTCACCTACTCGCTCGGGCGTTGATTTTGTGCGGCGTGGTTCCCACGTTTCGCCTTTGTCTTCGTTGATCCACTGGCGAAGCTTTGCGGGGTTTTTGCATTTACTGACGAAGTCTGCCGCAATTGAGCCCCAGCCATGAAACAGAGCGTAGAAAACGCTGATTTGACAGCCGTAATCCTGCCCCCAATTGCGAGGCTCACCACGCAGCCAAGACATATCATCCGGCGGAAGGTCGCGGGCTTCCATTGCCCGCTCGTGGTCCACCTCGCAACCCGCCGGAACCCACACGCCGCGCATCATCATTTCCGGCCGGTGCATGTCATCGATGCGACCCTCGCAAAAGCGGCAGACATAGTGAGCCGTCCTGCGTGCCAGTTCCTTATCGGACTGGCCGGAAGGGAGTTTCTCAAAGAAGATGCCGCCAGGGCTGCTGCCGTCGCCAAATTCGATTGCCTGGAATTTGTGGCAGTGCGGGCAAGGGACGTAGTAGCGGTGGTGTGTTGATCCCAGCAGCCCGGTTTCGACGTTGCTTTTGCCGCGGACTGATGGCGTTGACTCCATGACGAATTTTCTGTCCGGGTACTCCGCACCGCGCTTGCGGAAACGCTCCTGCGGGTCACCTTCTGTACTTGAGGATTCCATCACCCATTTGTCAATTTCGTTTCCGTGTGCGACGCGGATCGACTTGTCAGCCAGTCGCGATTTGCCACGAGGCCAGGCGCCATGACAAACCGAACGGCGAAGCTGGATCCGCGTCTTCGACTGCCGCTGGCGGATCGGCGCCTGGTCACGCAGCCGCGGGCAGTTCTCAATCATCTGCCATAGACGGCCAAACACGGATTTGCAGTTGGTTTCGTCCGGAGTGGCGAACATCGTTTCTTCGGGGCGCTGGTCCATTGACCGCATGAGCATTGCCAGCCCAAAATTTGTCTTAAACATACGGGCCGCCCACTGAAGCCAAATGGTGCGGAACTGGATTGAATCATACGCCCAACATGGCCCCTGCGGAGCGGTGACCCACGGCACCATTGATTCATCGAATGCCCGGCCGGTGATATCATAGAACGACGTGCGGAGCCAGTCGCCAGCGGATTGAAGAATCCGCGGCCGCATCATTTCGCGGCAGACTTCCACACATAGCCTACTCACTTACCAATTCCTCCAACCCGTCGGTGAATTCCTTTTGTATCACTCTCACTTCCTGCTCAACTCGCTGCTTTGTCGTGGCCTTCATTTCGGCTGGTACGAGCGCCGCGATTCGTTCACCAATGCCCTGGAGACGTGCCGACAATCGAGACCACAGCAAAGACATATCACGCTCAATTTCCTCCCGCTCAATAAGCAGCCCTCGCTTATGTGCGTTCTCCATTGTTCGCCGCTCGTTCACTAGCCGGATGGCCTCCACCTCTGCCAGTTTCTTCGCGTCGCTGGTGCTGTTACTTTGCAGCTTTGCCAGTCGCCAGGCCACGACCTCCTTCAACGGATAGCCGCCCTCACCGCCCGGCATGGGTGGCGATTCAGTCCGCCACTGCTTAACTGTTTGCAGGGCCAACCCGAAGAATTCTGCCACCTCTGCCAGTGTCGCCGCTGTCCATTTTGGCTGTCGCGCCCGTCGTGCCTCCTGTTCTGCCAGCAGTTGCTCCACTGCCTGCAGGTCTTCCGGCGAGTCAGCGGAGGCGAGCAATTCGGCCAGACAGCTCGCGTCGCTTTCGCTCAAGGTCGGTCTCCTGCAGTGCTACAGCGGGCTGCACATGCTGATGCAAATGCTGGTGCTGGTGTGCGATTATCACGGGGTCCGGATTGTTCTGCTCGTTCATTGCTACCAGCGCGCGGGCTGCCGCGATCTTCTCGCGGTTGGTTCCGTTCTGCAGAATGCCTGCAATAATGATAGCCGCCTTGTGGAACACGGCGTCTGGAATACTCCAGCCTTGGCGGATGCCCTGCTCGATCTTTCGCAGGTCACCGCGGACTCGCTGCGGGTCGGTTAGGATTTCGGTCATTGGCTATCCTTACTTTTACGCCGTTTTGTGGCACGCTGGCCAGATCCGCAAGGGACCACACACAATCAGGTTTTTGGATCAAATTCAAATTGACACCTCGGGCATTTAGCCTGCATTGAAAATTCGTCTGGATTGATTTCTTTCGCGCTGCTGTCCGGCGGGGCGTCGTCTGTCGGCATGAGGTTAAGCAGCTTTTCCAACTCCCCAGCCTCAAAGCCCAACAACCCAAGATCCACTTCATCAGCGCGCAGTTCCTCCAGTTCCACCTGTAGCATCGCCTCATTCCAGCCCGAATTCAGGGCGATCCGATTGTCCGCCAGAATGTAGGCTCGCCGCTGGGCGTCTGTCAGGTGCGTCAGGCGGATACATGGGACGGTGTTGAGTTTAAGCCGCTGGGCCGCCAGTACGCGGCCATGCCCGGCAATGATGCTGTTTTGTCCGTCAATCAGGACGGGCACGTTAAAGCCGAATTCCTGAATGCTTCCGGCGATCTGCCTGACCTGCTCTTCTGAGTGCGTTCTGGCGTTGCGTGCGTATGGGATCAGATCCGCGACCAGGATCTGCTCAATCTCCTGCGCCCAGGGCCTCTGCGGGCCTGCTGACGCCTCCACGTCTGCCCCCTTCCCCTTGCTGTTTTTCATCTCGCCGCCCCCTGTAGTAGTATCATGCCCAAATTTTTTCTTATGCGCAAAAAAAGTCAGCAGTGAGGGACCCGCGCCGCTCCCTGGGGCCCCCGGAAGGACCCAAAAACCCTGAAAAACCCCGTCTTTTTGCCGCTTTTTCGTAGCATTGCCCACTTTTTCACGAGGTAAAACACTGGATTTTTGCATTCTCGACTTTGCCAACCATCGTCCCCTAGGGGGGCCGTCTACGCCTACCCTATACGTACCTTTTAACCCACTGCTTCCGCATAGGCTTCCAGTGCGGTTTTGTTGTCCCCATGAATCCAGATCAAACCGTCCTTTGGGGCTGCTGGATACGTGTTGGTTTCGCCGCTTTGAGTGACAGTGAACGAGCCCCAGTATACGCCGGGGGTGTCCACGTCTGCAGCCTGAAAATCGTAACTGACAATCCCGCTGGCTGCTGTCACAACGGTAGCCGCCACGTTATTCACCTTCACCGCACCAGTTGCAGCGTTCACCATTGCGAACGTTACAGACAGCCCGGTCAGGTCTTTGGACACCATGACACCGCTGGTGTTCTTTGCCTGCAGAATTGCCGAATAGGTTGTTGCTGTGTCGCCTACTCTGCGCTCATGCGGAGGGTTTGCCGTGCTCATCGCGTGGTCCCTGTCAACGTGTATCGTTGCCCTGAAGTGCCTGTCAGTCGTGTTTCGTCTGCCGCTGTCCCAGTGAGTAACGCGCGCCCTGAACTGGTGCCGATCAGTCGCTGGCGTCGAGTCTGCTCAGCCACTACAACGACAGCCCCAGAGTTCGCCAGCGCCCAGCCCGCGAACACTCGCCCCTGAAACACCCTGCCCCGCATTATGTACCGACCAGCACTCACAGATCACCTCACGTTTTCGCAAATGCCGTTGTCCCACGATTACCCACCGAATCCAACCCCGCGTATGTGACCGTATACGTGCTGCCAGATATTGTGATCGTGTACGTCTCACCCGCCGCTCCTGCGTTGCTCGTGGCACCCGCCAAGATCGACAGCAGATACCGCTGATTATCGATCGTCCCCAATCCAGCTTGAATTTCCGCCACGCTGTGAACGTGCGACGTCGGGTCAATCAACACCGTATCCCCAGCACTCGGAGCAGTCACCAGAGCGTTCTCCAGCGTCACAGTCACGGTCCCATCACCGTTGTTGAGCGTGCTTAGAATCGGGCTGTTTTGTTCTTGTGATGCCCCGCTGTTCAGCCACAGGACAGAGCCGACCAGCGCCCCCGTTGGGTAGTCAATGCCGCTCAGTCGAAACACCGTCGTGGTTGGTGTCGGGCTGGCAAGGATGGTGCCTTCGAGGACCGTGTTCGATTTGCGCAACGTGTCCATCAACTTGCCGAATGTCCCTGCGGTCGTGTGCTGCGAATACGCTTCGTCCCACACCGCATCAGCGACAATGGACGGCGGCACCTCGTAGGCCTGATAAGTCGCCGTCGCGGACTCAGTCAACGTCCACCACTGGCACAGCAGCGTCCCCGCTGCATTAGTCCCGACCAGCCGATATAGCCCGGGTGCAAGATCGGTGAACGCCGCCGCGTAGACGCCGGTCGCGTTTGTCCGTGCTGTTGCGGTTGCGGTTGCGACCACCGTATCACTGCCAGACGCGAAAAGCCGTGCGGTTACTGTCTGACCTGCCGGTGCCCCGAATTCGATTGTTTGCGTTGCCATTATGTCACCTCAGCAGGGGCTTTCCAAATGTCTTTCAGCTCACCAACCACAATCGTATTGCCGTTGTGAATAGCCAGGTTAAACGCCGTCGATTGGTACTGCGTCGGCAGTGACCCGGGATAAGCTGCGTTGACGAACTCTCGCAGGGCTTGCGAGTCCTGCAGCATGTCCAGAGCCACACTCTGCGGGATGGCGTTTATGATCTGCTGCATCTCTGCGGTTGTGTGCCGTGAGCCTTTTGGTGGCCACTGGACACCCCAAAAATCTTCAAACGCCCCTTTGTATCCCTCAAGGATTGTTTCCTGCAGTTGATTCGCCCGCAGCACCTTATTGCGTGCGTGCTCGCGTGCGTCAAAGGTCTCTTCCGGGACTGGGTAGCCGATTGATGGTGTGCTCATGCGATTAATCCGAGTTCCTGAAGCCTGTCGATGATGGTGTTAATTGCTGTCCGTGCTTCGGCGTCAATCGTTCCGCCGCCTGTTGGGTCCGTGATAGTGGCAGGCTGGTCAACTGGTGTTACGCCGTAGAATCCAAGCAGGCTCGTAGCCGCCGCGCCGATTTTCAACCCGCGGAGTGTTCCGCCTGCCGAACCGGCTGTCACTGCGATCGTGCAGACGTTTGTTGCCCAGCCAATTTCGAGTCGCTCAAATGATGTGTCTGATGTGTATGTGTTTGTAACACTAATTTTCTGCGGATTTGTTGAACGCCTGAAGGCTATGTGATCATTTTCCCAACGTTCGATTTGTGCGGTCAGTCCTGTTCCTGGACCAAAACCAAATTTAGCTTCTGATCGAACTACTACTGTACCGTTGTTGTTAATTCTAAGTAATCCAACGCTGTCCGTATAATTTTGAGCCGAGAAGGCCATCGCAACCCCATTTCCTACTGCATAAATTCCGGCACCGCCGCCAGCATCAACAAACATAATATTGCTATTTGCAGCTAGAAACACATTGGCTCTTATGACGTTCGGTGTTCCGTTGTAAGTAAACACTGTTGCGCCAGTAGCTTTCAGTGTCGCCCCTGCGGTCCCGGACGCGACCAAAATAGCGTTGTCCACGCTACCCGTTGAGCCGCCAACGCCAGCCGAAACAGCAGCCCACGTACCATCACCGCGAAGGTAGGTTGACGCTGACGGCGTGCCGGTCGCGAGAATGGCGAAAACCTCGGTGTTGGTCAGTGCCTCAGCCGACCCCGTGCCCGCATCGTCACGGCCCAATATGCGGGCCGTTGGGACGTCGATGACTGCGGTGAATGGAAAAGCCGTGATGCCCACTTATTGAGTCCTCAGAAGGTCTTTGAGCCGTCGTCGTGCCCCAGCAATCAATCCGATCGTATCATCGATTTGCTGCCGCTTGTAACTCTTCACAGAGACAGGGGCTGCAGGTGCACCGCTCACATTGACATACTCGCCGCCGGGGGCTGGTGCTGGCCAGGGGTCGGCTTTCTTGCCGCTGCCCAGTATGCAGTCTGCGTAATCTGCCATCAACCCCTGTAAACGTGCTATCGCCGAATCCACCTTGTCCCCCGCTTCCTCCATTGCATCGTAAATCAGGACACACTGCGGAGGTATATCCGATCCCGGTGGCGGATCGTCCGGTACCAGCATCGACGCGAATTGTGTGTCCGCCCTCTGTGATGAATTCTGCTGCTGTGCTTCCTGTGTCATGTGCCCGATCGCCCCGCTGTACAAATTGCCAAAACTCCACCTGCCCGGCTGCAAAATTGGCGAACGCCGCCAGTTGCAGAACCCCCGCGCCAATCGCCGCACGGCCTACCCACCGATGCCAAGGCTGCTCTGCCATTTCCCAGGCCAGAGCCCCCACAATCCACGCAATGAGGCCGACTGTGATTGCCAACGCCGCTTGTGTTTCGATTGGTAAGGTTGTCATTGCTGAAACACCGTCCACGATAAAACGAATCCCACCGCAATGATCACAATCGCCGCGGCTGAAGCGATTACCGGCCAAACTAAGGCCGGGCCGATGTATTTCAGAAGCTGCTCAACAGCATCACCAGACGCGCGAAAACGACTGTTGCCGAGGTTGCCCTCGATCTCCGAATCTTTGTCGTTGTCTGGTGGTTCTGTCATGTTAGCGGGAGTGTAACAGAGTGTTAGTTGATAACACAAAAAGATGCCTGGCTGGCCCCTGCAGGGTGTGGCGGTGGAGGCTCGCCGCCAGCCAGGCGGGCGAAAGCTACCTCCCGGCAACCTCCCTCAGGAGACTGTCGAGCGATCCCTTCGCGTATCCTGTGCGGGTGATAGTCTTTCCGCTCGCGTCTGTCCACCTGAAAGCCGGGACATACGATGAGAACCGCTGGTAGACAATTTCAACAGGAAGTTCCCCCGCTGCCGCCACGTCAGCCTTGAAGGTCTGACATGGTCCGCACCATGTCTCACTGTGCACGTACAGCACAGGCTTAGCCTTTACTGCCTGCTCTTTGGGCGATTCTGGCTTTGGTGCTTCCAATGCCGCCACTCGTGCTTCGAGTGACTCCAGCCGCTTGATCAGCAGTTGCAGATCCGCAGACTCAGCAGGTGGTTTTTCGTCGATCATCGGCATTGTCAGCAGCGCCGCGAGTGTCATTCCAATGTGCCATTTCATGCAAAGTACCCCCCTCCCTGTGACTGTCGATCGTAGTAGCGCTCCTGAGCCCGATCAGGCATCAGCACGAAGCAACCGAACGGCTCACCACGCCTCGCGAGGATTTGTTCGTAGCATCGCTGTGACATGTAATAATACCCGTCGCCGTGCGAATTCCACACGCAGAGATACCATCGGCCTTGTACCTGCTCAGCCCAAATAATTTCGGTGGCGTGGCCACCACCGCCGGTCGGTAGCGTGTCCATCAGTCGCCGCCCGTTTAGGTTGGACCAGCGTACTGACCAGTATGTACCGATGTGCCCTGTACCGCCCGCAGCAACAGCCGCCAACATGCCCTCCCACGAAGGCAAGGGGCCGTGCTCGGTTACGTGCGATGAGACGATCTCGACTTTGCGGGCTGCCTGCTCAAACTGGCTGGCACTGCGATAGTATTGAGCGTAAGGCCAGTTTGCCTCTGTGGCCACTCCAGGCTTAACCCCAAGCCTTGGAATGCCCTCCGTCAGCAGCCGAACGCCGCTGTGCATCGATGTTCCACTGTCTCTGCCGACGTATTGTGGCGACATGAGATATTCGGATGCGTTGTACGCGTACATTTCACTCAAGACCGGCATCGTGCGTCGCCCGCTCACCACCCACGATCGATATTCCTCGCCGTTCGCAGTTGCGTTACCTTGGCAGTCGTTTCTTTGCTGTCGCTCTACCTGCATTACGCTTAGCGGACTGTTTCGCGGGTCTTTTAGGATCCGTTCGTAATCCTCGAAGTCGCCTGCGGAGACTTTCACGGTCTGACTCTGCCCTGCCCAGGCTATTTCGTCCGCGGTCGGTGTCAGCAGCTCACTTGGCATTTGCGGCGTACCTCCGGATGAACTGCGCGTGTCCCGCTGCGGTCCATTTAATGCCGCCGAATGCTCCCTGTTCGGATTGCAGAAGCGGAGTGAATGCCTGCTTTCGCGCCTCCGTGTTTGCGGTCGCAAACCAATCCGCCGCGTCACTCTCACTTGTCACCAGCCCAGAATCGAGCCTGTCAGCCAAGTCTGCTTGGGCCTGTCGCCATGCCGATTCATACGCGCGAAACGCCTGAGCGACAGCGTCTTGCGGTCGCTCAGGCTCCGGGGATGGGTCTGCGCGTCCCACCACGCGCAAAGCCACCCGTCGGACTTCAAGAGTTTCGGTCGCTGCTGATGGAAGGACGATCAATTCCACTTGCCCGGGGGCTGCAGCAGTGACAAGGTAGCCGTTGGTGCGGCTGATCTTTCGCCGCTCCAGCAATCCATTGCCGCCTGCGAATTTGCCTCGAATGACTGTTCCCTGCTGCTCCTGCTCAACCTCGACGACGCCTGAGGGTGACGCGAGCACGTGTAACGGCAGGTCGCTTTCAATCAGGTAGATATCCTCGACGGAGAACGAGTCCACCCGCTCAGGCCGCACCGGTGGCGGTGGCGGTGGCACTGGCCGAGTCAGGTCCGGAAAGACAATCGGGCCATCCTGCAGAAGCAGGATGAGCAGCAGGAGTGCTTTCACGATCAGGCTCCCGCTGAGGCCACCAGCAACTCCGCAGCGGCTGCGGGCAGGCTGACCATTTGCGCAATGCTGTGATCTGCCAGCCGCTCGATTGACGCATCGTCGATCTGATAGCGTCCCAAGTCCGCGGGAATGCCGGACTGCTTCGCTCGCCGCTTCTCTGCCTGCATGCCGTCGCGGCAGCATTTTTTAATCCGCACACACAAGGCCTTGTGTTGCTTCCCCGAGGTCCGCGGGTTGCCGTGATGTTGCACCACTGACGGCTGGACGTCGCGATTGCCGCGGAGTTCGCGGCACTGCTTCACCCAGCCGAAAATTACCGGCAGAATGGTGGTAATCAACGTGATAATGGTCACAGGCTCAATTGCCACTGTCTTGCCACTGTCACTGACGGAAGTCAGCCGTGCACCGCATTTGTTCGCGACTGCTTCTGCGTACTGCTTAGGATTCATTTTCGCCCTCTCCACTCCAATGAAAATCCGCAGCCACCACGGCCGCGGGAATGCTCTATTGTCGCCTCCGTGGTGGCGGTGGAGACGTTGGCAGTCCGGTGCGATCTGGTGGCAAGCATGGCCTGCCGGTCATGCGCTCCCATTTGTTTTGCTCGCGGGGCTGCTCTGTGACGCTCGCGATGTACACGACTCCGCATACAGTCGCGAAACCCGCTGCCACAAGCATCAGCGCGATCAGACATGTCATCGCCGCACCTCGCAGCGCTTCGCGATTCGTGCAGCCTCGGCTCTAATCTCGTCGTCAATTTTCGCAAACAGGGCGTCTGTCTGCGCGAGTGCATCCGCGTCTGCGTCGGAAAACTCCTGCGGATCTGGCCGCTTGCGATCCAGCCTGAGCAATTTGCTTAAAGCTTCCGCCAACAGAATCACAATGCCGCCGATTCCGAGCAGCATCAAGAGACTGCCCAGCCATTCCTGCCAACTCATTTCGCCACCTCCGAGGGTTGTGATAGCAGGGCGGGGGCTTCGTGTCAAGAGGAATCAAAACAACACCCCCTGCTTCAGCCGTTCTTTGCAATCCGCAATGTACTCCGGATTCAGTTCGCATCCAATGGCCCCGAATCCTTCGAGCCTCGCGGCCTCTAGCGTCGTTCCCGAGCCGCAGAACGGATCCAAGACAATCCCATCGGGCGGGCAGACTAAACGGCACAGGTAACGCATCAGGGCAAGCGGTTTGACCGTAGGGTGTTTGCTGTTGCGACGTTCGGAGGCGTCGGCTTTGGCGCAGTAGAAAAAACGGGCTGCGGATTGCTCTTGCTCCTCCGGAAACAGCCCCACAACTTCATCAGAGCCATCGTGGATGAGATTTGCGGGCCAGCGGCCGGCGGCGTTGTGCCGCACGCTCTCAGGGTGGGGATTGGCGTTGTTCCACTCGCCCCGGTAGCCGCCCTCATAGATTCCGCCAGCTCCAACCTCGCCGTTGCCGGGCGTGCGGTAGCTGACGCCGATCTTGCCTTCAACCCTACACCCATCCACATTCACCCCGCCGGTTCCGTGCTGCAGGACGTTTTCCGCCACGGTGCCGCATAGGGGCTTGCGTGCGACTGTCACGGGCTCGAAACTCGGCTTCAGAGATGTGCCCCAGCCTGCCCACTGCTTCGCGGCTTCGGTTGCGGGAGCGGTGATGTTCCATCCATCCTTCACAACTTCGTATCCATTCACTCCTGTTAATCCATTTGCGTAATGACCGGCTGCTCCTTTACCGCGAGCATTACCTGTTGCTGTTTGCCGACCAATTATTTCTGTTCGCTCAGCCCCAGCCGCCTTATCAATCGCCTTTGATACGTCCAGTGATTTCGGGAACCCCGAGCCGTAGCACCACGCGATCATATCCCGGATCTCAAACCCCGCATCCTCAATCCTCGCGGCCATCCGGTGTTGCGTGCGAGTGCCGGCGAATGCGAGCAGATGGCCGCCGGGCCTCAGGACTCGTAAGCACTCCTGCCAGACTTCTACGGCAGGAACGTCGTAGTCCCATTTCTTCCCCATGAAGGACAGACCGTAAGGCGGATCTGTCACGACGCAGTGGACGGACTCGTCGGGCATGGTCCGGAGTGATTGCAGGCAGTCGCCTTCGTGAATTGTGACGCGGTTGATTGTGTGGGTGGTCATTGGGTTGCCTCGTCCCAGCTCGGCTTCATCTCAGCCCGAAACGCCTCCTCGATCTCGACGTGCGACAGTCCCGCTTCCTTCAGTCGCCGAACTGCGTGCCCAAGACTGCACAGTGCGTCGTGGATCGCCACGGCCTGCTGTACGCTGCGGATTACTCGCGGGCGGTCTGTGCGTCTCGGCGGTGGTGGTGACGTAGGCCGCGGGGCGTCTTGAGCCCAGTCTGGGATTGGTGGCGGTGGTCCGTTTGGCGGGGTCATCTCATGTACTCCTGCGTTTCGCTCATTGTTCAAGCCAAATCCAAATCACCCGCAACAAAATGCCGTAGCCAAACAACAGACATCCAAGCTCCGGCCGCCGAGTCGTGAAGTCGAATCCTCCGAGCCAGAGGCACAGCAAAATGAAAATGCCGACAACGGCGGTAATCACGTACGATTTTGAAAGCTTCATTGCATGTACTCCCGCAGATGCCTCATTGCTGTTTCGGTGTTTTGCACTTGCATTCCGTCCCAGCCTCACATGTGCAGCCGCGGAGGAAGTCGCCTGGGCTCCATGATTCCTGAGGAATTGCAGCTGCTCGCGGATGGCAGCGACTTCCTGCCATACGATGAATTTTTCGCTCACTCGATCCCTCCCAGCAAATCCGCGTCGACCAGATCGAGAGCCGTTGCCGGGCGCCACGCTCCGACGAAATACGGGTCGTCATCGCTGTCCCAGTGACGGTCTCGATGTCGCTCGCCCTCCCACACCATGATGCGAGCACCGCCGGGCACGGTTTCCTGAATCGGGAACTTTGTGGCGTCATGCTCGCAGGCAAAAAGCAGCTCCTCAAAGTGCTCGCCCTCCGCGTGCAGGACGATAGCTTCTTCGAGTCCGTAGCGGTCGCTGTTGATGAAGAATACGATCAATTTTTCAGTCATTGTGCACCTCCAGTATGTAGTCCCGCGAAAATCACCCTCAGCCGTCTGCACCGAATAACCATATTCCCGACGTCGGGCTGATGGTTTGCAGGCTCATGTGTCCCCAGATCTATCCGCTGCGTCGATTGCTGCCGACTGTGCTTCTGGTCGAGTGTTGCTGCTGCCTGCGATGAACTTGCAGCCGCCTTCGATTGCCAGCCGCTCGGCGAACCACTGCCACACGCCATCGCGCTTTTGGACACGCAAGCCGAAATGCCCGCGCAGCGCACTGTAGCAGTGCTGGTCTGGTATGTATTTCCATTGTGTCATCGTCGCTCCCCTCCAGAAAAAACGGTCCGCCCCGTCAGCCGCCATGTTCTCGGGGTGCTGCCGGTTGCGTCGTCGTGTGTGATCTCGCAGCCGAGTTCGATTAACGCTCGCAGGTTGCGGTCAATCGTCCGGCGGACCAGCCCGGTTGCAGATGTCAGGTCTGACATCGTGCAACCGTCGCTGCCTGCAGTGCGTAAGGTAACCTCGATGCGCCTGAGGCCGCTGACTGTGTCAGAAAGTGGCGTGCGGGGCTTAGGCATGGGCCACCTCATCCAATTGCTGCCGCAAATCAAGTTCTGTGCGGCTTGCTTCCGTCACGATGGACAGGAGCGCGTCCACCTGCTGCCGCAACGCAAGTACGGTCTGGTACGCTGCGTTGTATCGTCGCTGCATGATGCTCGTGATTTCGTCGGTGTCGGCACGGTCGAGCAAGGCGTCCACGAGGTGGTTGGACTCGACAATCCACCCCATAAGGTTGTCTTCGGTGAGATGCTGTGCGTCGGTGTAAGCGGTCATTACATAAACTCCTGTTGATTACCTGAAAGAAACCCCCGGCAAACGCTGCCGGGGATAGGATCCGCCTGCTGCTGTGATTATCGCACCTTCCACAGGCCAGCGTCTTTCATCGACTTCAGCACACCCTGCGGAATCACGGAGCCAGCGGACTTGCTGCAGCCCACCAGAACCTGCACAGACCGAGTGCGTGCCGCGTATGCTTTGCAGTCGGCCAGACTGCCAGCGAACCACACGGTTGCCTGTGTGCCAAAAGTGCCGTCTGCGTCCACTACTGCTGCTGTTGCGTTGTTCATTGTCTTAGCCCCTTGCTGATTGTTTGTCCGGTATCGCACCTTGCGTCCCGGTTGGTAGAGTCTAGATTCTGTATCGTCCTGTGTCCAGTGTGGTCTGGACACTTTTTGGAAATTTTCAGAGAGCCCCCGGCAAACGCTGCCGGGGATAGGATCTGCCGTGGTGGCTACCGCATGGCTTTCCACAGCCCGGACTGCGTCAGTGTCTTCAGTGCGTGCCCTGTGTGTGTCCAATCAAATCGAGTCGTGCGTGAATCCCCGAAAATGCTTCTTTGCACATACCCGCCCAACCGGAAAAAACCCCATATACCCCGGATCGCTCTGGTCTGGATCAAGGCCGGGGGCAGCGACCTGCGCGCCACCGTCGATGACCTCCACGTACACTGGCGTGCTCGTCAGCGTGCGGCCGCAGCACGCACAATGCTCCATACTGCCATTCGTGTACTTATCCGACCACTTCATCGGTATCATTGCTGCTGTCGTCATCGTTCTGCACCTTGCTGAATTGTCTTCCCGTTCGCACCTTGCGTTCCTGTGTGGGTATAGTATCGACGTTTGCAGTTTGTGTCCATAGTCAATCGGCCAGAATTCCGGAAAAGTTTTCCGAATTGTGTCCAAACTAGGAAAATCACTGGTCGCACTCCAGCAACTCAATCGCCCGTCGGCAGGAATTTGCGGCCTCGTCGATGTCTTGCTCCGCGCTTTTGTTGCCCCTCAACCCCGCACACAACAGCTTTTTTACTGCGTGCTGCAATGCCGGACACGAGACGCCAAACGCTCGCAGAACATCGTAGACATCCACAGTTACGCTCAGGCCGTGGGTGTCGCCCGGGAGCGTCTGCGTCAGCGTGCGGTGGTATTTGCTGCCGCGATCGGTTGTGAGGGCTGGCGGTTGTTCGGGGGCTGGTTCGACTGGTGGCTTCGCCGGTCGGCAAAACTGAATGTCCTTCCAATGCCACGCGCCGAAATAACCGACCTCTGTGCCCGCGCAGTGGTCTGCCGATTGCCATTCGCCGTAGTCGTAGTGACTATCCTTCCGCACGCGGTATAGGTCGCCGGACTGAATTATTGTGGTCGGGTCAGTGATCCATGCATCACCATTCATCGCGCACCCCCTTTCACGATCCAACACGCTCGGTCAGTCACCCCACCCGGCAAATGGTGCACCGCATATTCGCCTCGGAGTTGGACACCGTAGACGCTGGACATCTCTTGCAGCAGTCCCTCGACGTCCATCACGGCCAGCCCAGGCAGGAACACTTCCGGCATGTCTGATGCTGCGAAGTGCGTCAACGCTTGCCGCTGCTCGTCGCTCACCGGGCGGTACTGCCAATGTTTCGGCATGACGCGGATTCCGCCGTCGACCGCCTGCGTGGCTAGGCCGTGTTCTGGCACTCTTAGCCCATCTGCTGCCATCGCTTTTTTGGCGTCCTGAATTCCCTTAATCACGCTGCTGCGGCTGTAGTCGCAGACTGTCACAGGCTCACCGTGTGAGACTGTGGAAACAATCTTTTGCCAGCGAACCTCGTATGCTGTCGGTTTGCGGTTTTTGGTTGCTGTACTCATTCAATCCTCATCTTTCGTCCTGTGTTTTTCCTGCGGTCCTGTCCGCGAATTTCCAGCACCGTGCCTGCCGACAACCGGCTTACAATGCGCTCGTCATATATTTCGCTCAGTTTGCGAAGGTCGTGATTACTGACAATGACAACCGGCCGTCCCTTTCGCATTTCCAAAACATCGAAAATCGCCTGCAGCATGGGTGGGGTTGGCGGCCTTACCCCGAGGTCGTCCAAGAAAAGACACGGCGTGCCCTCCACCTTTGCCTGCAGGGCTTTTCGGCCGTCGCCGCGGTCCACGTACTCAAGCAAAAAATCATCAGCCCGTGACCACATTGGACGTCGCGTAAAAGCTTCGTAAATCAATGCCGCGATGCACGTCTTTCCGCTGCCGGGATTACCGTAGATGTAGAGCGGCCAGGCAGATTCTCGCTGCACTGCCCGCAGCATCTGCCGCACTTGCTCGCCCTGCCGGACTTGCGACCAGTCGGCGAACTCGTAGCCTTTCGGCAGTCGCCGCTCTGGCTTCGGTCTTGCTTGTGTGTCTGACCGTCGCGTCAGTGACTCGCGGGCTTTTTCAGCTGCGATCCGGACTCGTTCGGCGAGTACACCGGCCATGCTATTCACTCGGTCGGTTTCCATTCTGGAATCTCCTCGTCCCAATTACGGTTACTGCGGACTGCTGTTGTGATCTCAGAGCCACGCTGGTTCTCAGATCGTTTCCACGTTCGGACTGCTGCTTTCCAATCCTTCATTTTGTTTTTGCCGATCATCCATCCCTTCGATTCGTAGAAGTCAACAAACTGCTGGCCGTCAACACCTGCGCTGATTTGCTCGGAGTAGACTGCCACCTCGTCCGCGGTTGGCGGGGTGAATCGCTTGTGACTCGCAGATTCTTTTGTAGGCTTCACCACGGGGCTTGTGTCTTTCGCAGGCTCCACAACTGTCAACCCGCGCCGCCATTGCCTGATCCTGTCCGCCTCCGCCAAGATATCGTCCTCACTGACAGAAATCATCCTGTTCAGCGGTTCGCTCCACTCGTACCAATTGCCATCGTGGTACGTTCGCGGATCGTCCGGCGGCACGATGCCGACCCTGTCCGTCTCCCGTGCGTCTGGTGCGCGTCGGTTTGCGGATGTGTGGTGGGTGTTGGTTTTCGGAAGTTGCGGCAGGTCGTCCTCTTCAGGGCAGTCTAGCTCGTCCGGGTTGGCGAGCCATGCAGGCTTCGCGGGCTGCGCCTGCGGGCTTGGCGGGTTTTCATGACGAATGACACCAGATGACACGGGAGGGGCTGGCGTAGCAGGCGCCAAGGACTTTGGTGGGGCCTGGAGTTTTCTGGCGTCGCGTTCGGCTCTCTTTGTCTGCTTTTCTGGCGTGTCTGCGATCATTCGCAGGGCACCCTGAATCGTCTCTGCTGACTCCAAATTTGAACGCGCGTTCAAATTTGCAATTTCCATATATTGAGTCGCCCGCTTGTGGCTTTGGCTGAAATTCTCTGCCAGCCACTGGCCCCACTCGCCATGCCTAAGCTGAGCCTTGATCGCCAGCAGTGCGCGCCCGCAGGTTGCTGCGTGCTCCACAGTCTTCCGGCCGCTCGCCTCACAGGCCGCTGCGGCTTCGTTCGCCATTTCCGCCAGCGTCTCCACTGGCAAGGAGTCCAACTGAATCAATTCGCTCACGCTCGCACCTCCTGTCCTGTCGATGAACTGTCAAGAAATCGTTTACCGTTCAACCTTCCGGAAACTCCGGATAGTTCAACTCTCCAAGAACTTCGGAGAGTTGCTGCGCTGGTGAAGCCCAGGAACCCATGCCTCCCCCTATTATCCCCCTCCGCACAGCGGAAACGGATAACGGGAGAGACTAGTGATTTGCCGCGCCGGAGCCAGCCCGATCACCCTTGTCCGCGGTCTTGTTTATCGTCCTCCCGCTCCAGTCTTTCGACCGCCTCCAGGACGCTTCCGCCGCGGGCCTATTAACTCCGCGACAGGATGTCAAATTGCCCGTCTCTCCGAGCTGTCACGGTCGCCGCGCATCGTTACCCACCGTTCACTGCTTGCCACCCGCGGTAGATGGTGCCGATATAAGCCACTGGTCTCGGCACTACTTCAAAAAGTGGCTGAAGTGCATCGCATTGTTTCAATCGCCCGTCTTTCAAAAGTGTCGGGCCAAATCCGCACCAGCGGCCAGCGCCTGCGCGATTGCCATCGCGTCCTGCAGATACACTGTCTCGAACCACTTCCGCCAGTCCGGGCCGCGGTCCTGAATCGGCTGAACGCAGAGTAGCCATTTTTTAGGCTGCTGCGTGATGGTGTACGTCCACCCGTCCTGTATTGCGTCAATCGTGATAGCAGAGAGCAGTTTCCAGTTGAGCCTTTGCATTTCATGAGTCCATGAAAAAACCCGCTCGAAGTGTGGTAGCAGCACACCTCGGCGGGTTGAACAGGCGTTAGCCTGATAGTTCTGATGTTGCGTCAGCCTCTGCTACAAGCCGACGTGTTCAGGTTAGCAGATTAGTTCAGTCTGTCAAGGCCGTATTCTGCTGCTGGCACCACAGCTTCGCGGCTTTAATGCTCTCGAACTGCGGCCAGTCTGTCAAATTTAAGACCATGAGCAGGTACGGCGTAGAACGCGCCACAGACGCGCCGGTTGCCGTTCCAGCCACACGCCAGATCAGCGGCCCCCAGTGTGGCCAGACATTGCTGACGGCTTCCCAGTGATCACCGTAGTCAACCCAGAATAGCGTCGATGTGCTCACGATTCACCTCCACTATCCTCGTCTGCAATCTCTGGCCGCGTCAGCGCTTCGACAACTCTCGCGTTGAGAACGATGAACTCCGCCACCAAAATCGCGTATCTGCCGTCGTGCTCAGGATCCAACATGCCTTTAAGCGCTTCTGCAGACGCCACCAAGGCTTTAGCTGCGTTGTGTGTTTTGCTCACGTCTCACCTCCAGTCTGTTCCGGCGTCAGGTCTGCCGCGCCGTACGCCTGCGACTCTGAGCCTGCCACAATGTTGCCCGTCGCAATGTCCACGACGTGCCACCACTCGTGGACGTCCTGCAGCCTCGCCGACCCCGAAACGCCCCGCTGTCGCGTGCCCTCTGCAACTGCCTCGGCAATCGTGTCATACATGCCGCGTCCGTCATGCAAACCAGCCGCGTAATAGCATTCGCCGCCAAACAGCCAGTACCGCTTTGCTGCCTCAGGCATATTGCCCCCTTTGCTCTTTTGCGTTCGGCAGCTGGCGACAGCCGCAGCTCCAGAAGTAAAACTCATCGTAGTAGCCAATATGCTTAACCGGCTCCATTTTTTCTTTGCAGTATGGGCACATAGGCTGTTTGATCGTCTGTTTTTTGTCGCTCACTGCACACCTCCCGCCAGCAGCTCATCAGCAGCCTCACACCACAGTTTCGCCATCTCACACGACTCAAACATCGACCACCGCTCAAGCCCGCTATCACCCAACGCCCACGGCGTCGAATCGGTCGCATCCCAGCGCCCGTTGGACAGCCTACGAATTCGCCAGAATACGATGCCCACTTTATTTCGCTGTCGCGTCGACGCGACCAGATACGGGCCTGACGGTGTCCAATCAAGTTTAGTCGCCATCGGCGTCGCCCTCCCGGTTAAGCACAAGGATGGTGCTGATCTTGTAAGGTCGCCGCACCCTCAGGCCGTCACGCACTTCCATAGACGCTCCAGGCGTCAGCACAAGCGGATGCCAGCGCCCGTCCTCATTCTGCCACTGGTCGCCCTCCTGAATCAGGTCGCCTACCTGCAGTTCCTCGTATGCCCATCGCTCTCGCTCACTCATGTTTCTCGCTCCCGTAAAAATGCCGAAATGCGTATCCCTCTGCGTTACTGCGTGCAACAAATGACCGTGTGGCTGCTGATGCTCGAGCGCCTCGGGCAAGTCGTGGCGTGCCACGTCGTTCGAGTCCGTCGAATTCAACCTTCCAGATGTCCTGATTCGCTGTCAATCGGTAGCCGTGCCAGTTGCATTCGTAGTGGTGCTGTTCGATGTGTCGCCAGTCAAACGGGGTGTCTGTGTCACTCACTGGTCAATTCTCCTTTACGTGCGTCCTTGATCCGTGTCAGCAACTCGTACGCTCGATTGTCCAGTTTCTGCTCTTTCCGTTTTTTGCTGATGTCCCCCCAGACCTCTCGCAATTTCGCCTCCGACATTGCCTCTGTAATGTCCTCGTGACCGTCACCGAGTATCTTTGCGTGGTCTGCGCTCAGCTTTGTTTGCAGTGCTGCGACTGCGTCAATAAGGTCGATTTCAGGGGCTGCCTGAACGGTCTGCGGTCCTGCGTCGACAATCTGAACCTTACCCTCAATGGCTGTTTCGTCGCCTTCGTTACTGTCCTCGGAAACCATGCCCGCAGCGCTCTGAACCACCCGCATCAGCTCCAGCAGCATTCGCCGCCTCGCCTTCGCAATGATGCCATCGATGTTGTCGCTGGTGTCTGGCGAGTTCTTGAAAAACTTGCAGGGCAGTTTGACGGAACCCGCGCCGCTGAACTGAACCCGATACGTCTTGCCGTCGTAGACTGTGCTGGCGTCGCCCTCCACAGCCCAAACCGTCATACCGTTTTTCAGCTGCGTCTGCACCGGGAAGTGCGCCGACACCTGCGGGGGCTCGCATCCCTGCTGAACCAGTAGTTTGCGGATGCCTGCATCTTTCAAATACAGAGACGATTTCACTCGCCCGTGAAAGATCGCAAACTCGCCCCGGCCCGGCGTGAACCCGCAGAACAACGCCATTGCCATGACTCGCACGGTTTCGCTGTTGCTGCCCTCACCCACGATCTCCACAAGGCCAGCGTCCTGGTGTGCCATCCTGAGCAACAGCGCCGCCACCTGCTCGGTACGTGCCGCGTCGATAGCCTGCAAAAGCCCATCAGCCCGCACCATCGCGGCTTCCATTTCATCGCGCCGCTGAATGGCTTCGAGGTATGCGGTCCGTCCGGCTTTGCAGAGTTGCACCAGTGCAGTCATGGGCGCTTTAATTACCGCTGTTGACATAGTCAATTTCCTCCAAAATCGTTTTCAAAACATCATCACTAACAAGCGGAGCCAACGCGGCTGCCGCTTCCACTGCCGCCCGCTGCTGCGCTGCGGATTCCAGCATCGCATCGTAAGCGGCATTGGTCATCAAATTGCGCTCTTCTCTCCACAGCTTTTGCAGTTCAACCATCGACGTTGGGCGAGTCGATGGATTCGCCGAGGCCAGCGGCTGTCCCACGCCTCGCATCCACGGCGATTGAATCGGCTCGGAGTAATCGAGCCGAACGCCTGGCCGCATAGGGTCTGATGGCAGACAAGCGTAATCGGGCGAGTCCATGGCGAGGAAAATCAGGTCATTGGTTTTAAGTGTCACTGTCAATGTCCTCGGCGATTCGTGCAATAATCAAAATCGGCTCCGGCAGGTTGCCATCTTCGCCAAACAACGCGTGTTTAATGTCAACGATTCGAGCCTGAAAGCCGTCCGGCGACACAACGACAATTTCGCCGATACGCGGTATCCAGTTGTCGTATGTGTAATACACTCGCGGTCGCGCATCACTTCCGAACTCTTCGAGCTTTACTCGCATCTTCCTTTTCTCCATCAATTCGAGCCACTGGAATATCTTTCGGTGCATCCACAAGCACCGTAGTGTAACTGCCTCGCGTTTCGCCGATTGTCACGACGATGTTGTCACCGATCTTAATTCGTTCACCGGCCTTGCGTTTGAGCGCCAGAGCCATCATTTCCTCCCTGAAAAAACGTCTTCAATTTGCTTCCAATCTGACGGGTACCACAGGTAAGCGTCGGCTCCCCAGTGGTGTAGCCAGAGCACCTGATCTTCGGTCGGCTTGTTGTTGCCGACCTTTAGTTCCGCCCCGATCACGCGACCGTTGCGAGCTGCGATGATGTCAGGCGCCCCAGCGTGTCCCTGTATTGCAGTCCGCCAGCCCTTGGCGGTTCGCGCTGGCCGAAAGTGACAGACCTGCCAGCCGTAAAGAATCGCCAGCCGGATGACCTGTCCCCTAAACTGCGATTCCGTCAGTCGAGGGAATTCTCGCTTACCCATCGCCGTGGTCCCTCACTGGCATTCTGGCTGTGTGCACCCGCACCGTTCGCGGGCCTCGATAGGATGAACCAACCGGCACGCCTGCGGATCGTCGCATGGCCTCCGCGATCTCCTGCAGGGTTGGGTCTCCGGGCTTCCTGTCGCCGCCGTAGGGCAATGGTGGCAGTGGCTTAATCGACTTCAATTGCATCTTTACTGGTCTCCCTATCAATGAGTTCAGATCGAAGAATTTCCACACTCAGCGGGGCGACGATGTCGATTGACACACGCCCTGGGCTGATTTCGCGGATTGTGATTTTAGCCACGGTTTCGGAGCCGTGGAACAGTTCCACGCCTTCGCCGGGCTTGCGGGTTAGTCTCATTCAATGGATTCCCAGTGTGTGCCCTTATTGGCCATTGCAACCCATGCCCCTGAGCGTGTCTCTGCCCATGCTTTTAGGGCTGGCCGGCGTCGATCCATCCATCGCACCAAATGGCGAGTAATTCGATCAAATCGTCAATATGCCGGACGGGGATTTCAATCACGCCATCCTCTTCGCTGTCGTCATCGCCGTCGTCGTCACGCCAGTTCTTTGCGGCCGCGGCAAATTTGTCGCCGCACAGCGTCTCAGCGTCCTCGTAGGTAATGCCGCAAATACGAATGGAGAATTGGGTGTCGGTTGGTTTTTGGGTCATTGGAGTTGATCCTTTGATTGAATGTCCGCCTGCATCGCAGCAGTCGCCAGCCGCTCACGATGCCACTTCACCATCGACTCCAGCCGGTCCGGGCTCAGGGAGTCAACAACACGATCGGCCAACTCGTGCTTCATTCGGTCCTTTTGGCCTAAAACGCTAATGTCATGCCTGAACTGCACTGAGCACTCCATCGGCAAGGTGCCCACAAGGCTAACAACTCCATACGCCATCATCCGCTCGCGGAACTGCATCGAAGACATCACCGCAGCAATCTTCTCCTCCCGCGTCGGAGGAGCCAGATCGCTCGATGCGTCCTGAAGGTTGAAACGCAGCAAGTCGCAGGCCTCGAACAACTGCTTCAGGTTGCTCTGAAGGTCCTGATAAGCACGGCCCTCTGGCATCAAAATGCCATTAACCGTGCGCACCTCATACTCCGAACGCTGCGCGTGACGCACAATCCGATCCAAATACACCTTGATCATCGTCGCCATCTGTACTGGGGTCATTGGGGTTGCTCCTGTGCGTTACGTTTTTGATATTCATCCAACGCCCACAGCATCAGCCCGCGTTTACGGTTGCCGCCAGCAATTTTGATCCAACGCTCTGCTGATTGGCTGTGTGGCCAGTTTTGTCCATAAATGATTCGCTCGCCCGTCGGAAGCGGGAGGCTGATTGTGCCCATCATGTGAACGCGGATTCCGCTAATGTGCTCGTGGACTGGCGACAGTACCCAGTGAGTCCATCCGGGGCCGGGGCGAAGCTTCATTGCTTTGGCTCCTGTTCAAAATCAACATACGTGCATCCGCCGCCACCCTTATGTGTCACATAACATCCACGCCCATGATGCAGAACGCCACGCTCGTTTGGCCATTCGCCGCAGACACGGCATTTGTGCCTTAGTCTTTGCTCGACTGTTGGGCTTTGTGGCTCATCGCCCTCTGCCAGTGCCAGCGCCTCACGCATTCGCGCCAGGATTTCGGTGGGTAGCGGGCCGACGTAGGCGACGATGTCAAATTCTGATTCCTCGCCACCAACCCAAAAATCACCGTTAACTTTGTACGACATCGGTAATTTGTGGCCGACGGCAAACCACTGAAGTGGCGACTCAGAAAATGCTGGCCATAAACAAACCTCACTGCCGTCGCGTCGTCGATACACGCCTGGCTTGTCGATTCGGAATTCAGTGGTCATTGCTGCGGCTCCTCTACGTACTCAAACTCGATGCGATTTACCAATGTGTCTGCGCTAAACTTCGCTGTCATGTGCTCCATGAACATCTCAACGAACTGATCTCCGCTCCAGCCCGGAAAACCTTCCTTCGCCGCCTCGGACGCACCATACTCACCCTGTAGAATCATCCGAGACAGCGGCTCAATGCGTGTCCGCACTACACGAATTTGTGCCAGTTTCTGCACCTTTTCGCCCGGCTTTAGCCCCATACATTTAACGCAGGCGTTCACGATGTCGCCGGGATTCAGAAAACCCCAGCCAACGCGGCGCGTGACTGTCTTCGTGCGGTTTTTGATCTGCTCTGTCGTCAGAGCAAAACTCATGTTACGTGGCATCGGTTTACCTCTCAAAAAACACCGCAGGTCCGATCGTCGGAGACGGGGATCAGCCGGCCAGTGAGTCCTCAGCCTCACCTGCACGCGGTCCGTGTGCTGCCTGCGGGCTGTTGTTGTTCAGTTGGCCTCAATAATCTCAACAAAGCCGAGCGAGACCACGCCGCCCAACAGCCGCACGATGCCCACCGAGCCCAGCTCGGAAATGTCCGGCTTATGCTTGCTGCCCCCAAACCAGAACGAAAACGACTCACCCACATTGCCCCGCAAAACGTCGGGCTCCGCAACGATCACGCGGGCCAGTTCCTTCGCGGATTCAAGGTCTTTTTTGCACTCGATCACCACGTCGTCCATCGGGAAACGTGCAATCACCAAAAACGTATCTGCTGACATAATGCGACTCCAAGAAAAAGAAGAAACTCCCTGTTCCCGCCGATTGGCACTGCAGACAGGGGGCTGCAGTCGATAGTGTCATGCGAACTTGCCGAGGCTCTGACGGTTTGCCTCCGGATCGGGTATCCGCAGCCCCACTGGGTAACTGCCGCGGAGTCCTTAGCACGTATAGTCAACCGGGTGACTGCTGCCGGGAGTGACCAGCCCGGCGAACGTCCTTATTGTGCGATGTACGCACCGACTCCAAGAATAACGAGTACGATTGCTGTGGCTGCTGCGATGTCCACTGTGTGCCTCCTTGCTGGTTGTTGCTGGCCTGCACCTTGCGGGCCGATTGTCAGACGATATCCGCGGACGGCGAGTAAAGTCAAGAGGGATGTTTCGGATTTTTGAAATTGCCCGGGCCGGTCTCCCGGGGTTGCCTTACCGGGCTTGTTATCCGCAAATCAGATGGAGTGCCAGTTTCTGCTGGCGATTCGCTTTAGTCCAGAACCAGCCAGCCACACAGTGCCAACAGCAGTTCACGCTGTGGCTGTCCTTTGCCGTCCGATTGAATGCAGTGTTCACCTGCAGGGCGCTTCGCGGAATCCACACTGTCAGGTTTCGCTCAGCGTTGTGAACCTTGATTGCCTTGTCCGTCGCTGCCATAACATCCAGAACGAAGTCAATGTGGTCTTCCACGCATCGCGTGCAAAACAAAGCGTCGCCAACCTGTGCTTCGGTAACAGTCTTCATCTCTCAGCCCCTTGCTTAGTTGTGCTGTCTTCCGCACCTTGCGTCCGACATGGCAGTAGTATCGTTTGTTTTCCCGTTTGTGTCCAGTGTAAACGGGAAAGAATTTTGAGATTCTGGAAGATTGCCCCGGGCCGGTCTCCCGGGGGCTGATCTTGTTGCGAGTCAGTTCACGGTCTGTTTTTCCAATCGATCCATCCAAACGCCAAGCGATTCGCCATTGTGGTACAATCGCCAGATACTTTCGCCATTGTCTTTGATTCCGTAGTGCTCAACCGTTCGTTTTCGCAGCTTCTCAGAGTATTCGGCGGACATGTCCCGATGGGTGCTCATGTACTTCACGCTACTGCCGACCAGCACGGCTCCCGCCTGCGGGCAGTCGGTAGCGTAGCCTTCAACGTAGCCCATTGATCCGCAGGTGCCGCGGCTTTCAGCCGGTGTCATTTCGCCAGACGGCAGGAGCCAGTTGCGGCTGCTGTATGCCATGTCGATGCTGCCATCAAAGCCGCCGAATGAAAACTGGCCGATGATTTTACTTACTTCGCTGCAGACAGCGCCATCCACCCATGAAACATCGATTCCGCTGTAGTCGCTGCGGACGCTGAACTTGATTCCAGGAAACGCCTTTTTCAGTGCGGCTCGCACCAGAACAGCCACATCTTTTGCTGCCAGATATGCTACGCCATTTTCGTTGCGATTGTTGCGAGCGGTTTCGATGATGCTTTTGACCGTTGCCATTGTTCAGCCCCTTGCTTGTCTTCGCCTCTCGCACCTTGCGTTCGGCATGATAGAAGTATAGCCGCGTTACCGTTTGTGTCCAGTGTAAACGGGACAAAATTTTAGGATTCTGGAAGATTGCCCGGGCCGGTCTCCCGGGCTTTCGTTTTGCTTTGTCTCAGCCTGCCCACCGAGCATCCATTTCCATCCCGTGCAGCTCCAGCCAGCGATCTTGCAGGGCTGCTACCGCCTGCTCCATATCTGTTTTCTCAATACCATAACTGCCGCGCTTCACCCACAGGGCAATCACTCGGCGCCGCATCAGTTCGCAAGCTGTCTTGCTTTTGTATCGCGTGGCGTTTGTCTTGATGGTACAGCAGAATCGGTCATAGCGGCGATGGCTTTCGCATCGCTCCCGGTAGGCTGCTGTGGTTGCCTGTGTTTCAGTCAGCTTGCTGTAATCGACAGTCTTCATTTCTCAGCCCCTTGCTTTTTGTTGTCCTGTCTTCCGCACCTTGCGTCTGACGGGTGAAGTATAGCACCTTATCGTTCTGTGTCCAGCGTAAGCTGAAAAGAATCTGGAAGATTTCAAAAGATTGCCCCGGGCCGGTCTCCCGGGGTGGCCTTACCGGGCTTGTTATCCAACAAATACCGGAACCTGATGAATCGTGTGGCCGCCTTCCAAGTTTGACCACTCCAATGATTCCGGGCTAGGGGCAATTCGCGTTGTCTGCGTGTTCACGTGCTTCCACGCGTCAATTGCTACTGCCGCCTCGTGCACCTGCTTGCGTGATCCGTAGTTCTGAGCGAAGGTCAGCACAAACTCGAATTGTTCTTTCACGGCTGGATCTGCCGTCAGTCGCTGCACAATTGCGGCCAGTTCGGCGTTTGTCTTTTTGGTCAGGTTGATTCCGTCGATGAAAACCGATGCCATCTCTCAGCCCCTTGCTTGTTTCGCCTCTCGCACCTTGCGTTCGGCATGGCAGTAGTATCGTTTGTTTTCCTGTTTGTGTCCAGTGTGAACGGGACAGGATTTTGAAAATCGTGAAAGAAAACCCGGGGCCGGTCTCCCCGGGGGCCTAGCGGGCCGGATTATCGATGGCTGGTAAGGCAGTCGAGCACAGCAGCGAATGCCAGTTCGTTGGCAATCCAATCTGTTTTGCAAAGGTGGCGAATAGCGTCCATTGCCACTCGGTGCATACCAGACTGCTCTGGGCAGATTTCGTTTTTGCGGATGGCTGCTTTGATGGCTTTGCGGGCGATTGCGATTTCGTTGATCTTTTTCATTGTCGTGAATCCTTGTTCGTTGTTCGCGTCTTCCGCACCTTGCGTCTGACGGGTGAAGTATAGCACCTTATCGTTCTGTGTCCAGCGTAAGCTGAAAAGAATCTGGAAGATTTCAAAAGATTGCCCCGGGCCGGTCTCCCGGGGTTGAGTGTGTCGGGTTTACTTGCAGTCGAAGCAGACAGAGTCAATTTCATCCAGAGCGTCGAAATCTTCCATCATCGCGAGAAACTTGTTGTAATCGACCATGTTTCCAAACGTCTTTGTTTCGAAATGCCACGCACCAGCGGTTCCAAAGTCGCGGCCAGTTTTCACGTTTACGGTAATGGTCATCTCTCAGCCCCTTGCTTTTTGTTGTCCTGTCTTCCGCACCTTGCGTCCGACGGGTGGAGTATAGTTGATTATCGGTCTGTGTCCAGCCTAATCTCCAAAGAATCTGGAAAATTTTCGGAAGTCGCGGAAACACGGGGTCCGCCAACATGCTCCCGGTACTCCTGCCAGTCCCGCTCAAGCTGTGCGTCCAGCTCGCGACGTGGGCTGTCGATCAGGACGGCGATCGCGACGGCAGAGGCGATCACGGCGAGGATTATTCGCACGTTGCCCACCCAGCCGCCAACAGCAAATCACGGCAACCCGAATACGCCTGCACGTCCACGTACTTAAGATTCTCGACGTGCACCATATACCGGCCACTGGCCAGCCACAACACCACCGCCGCCACCGGCAGCTGCAACCCAGGGGCACACTCGATATCGACACCCACTGCGGGCACCGCGTCAACCTCCGTTTGCAGGTGAAAGTCCGACACTGCTGCGGCCCGCTTCTGGTGATCGTCAATTCGCGTCCACAGGACCACTTGCAATTCAAACACGACCGCGATCTTGTTCGTCATGCTGCCCACCATCTTAAATCGTGCCCCGTATCGTGCACCAGCACGCGCAAAAATCCAGCCGCCTGCAGCTCGCTCAACAGATCGTCCGCGGTAATGTTGCCGTAATACTCGCCCTGCCTCAGCGGCCCGCCATCAATCGCACTGTGAGGCGCCCTCAGCGGCCCTGCACACGTGCCGATAAAAAACCCATCAGCCATCAGCAGTGGCCTCGCCCTGCCGATAATGTCCCGCCACGCGCTTGAGTGCTCCAGCACCTCGCAGCACACGACGACGTCCCACGCGACGTCTGACTCCCAGTCGAGGAAATCGCAAACGACATCCACCCCCGGGCCGCGTTGCTGGTCGATACCGAGCCACTTAGCGTTCGGCCAGTGAACCCGCGCCGTGCCGTTGATGTTGAGCGAGCCGATCTCCAGCACGCTGATTGGATCGGTGTTGCTGTATCGCTCAAGCCACTCAGCCGCTTCGCTGTGCATTCGCGTTCTC